AAAGGTACACATCAGGTGCTTCTAGTAAAAGCCAATTATCGCTATTACTTGAACTAAGAGCTGTTGTCTTAGCATAGTAAAGTAATTCTGTATTCACAGTAGATGATGGTGTTGGGTAGAACTGAAATTGACTATCTGCGTGTGTGTAATGTGTTGGTGTGCCAATAGCATCATTATTAGATGCTCTCTTGTCTGCCATTGCTGCTCTTGAGATTAAATCAAGTGGTGATGTTCCGTTGTCTGTGACGTGAAATCTTATAGTCTCCATCCAATCAGCAGGAATCTGTGAATATTCATCACCACCACTCTGTTGACCACTTGCTCTAGTCTCCATCTTCCAATGTCGAATATCTCTGTTAATCTGTGCTTCTGACAATGCGATGAAGTTCTCGATAGCCGATGTTAAATCGTCTCTGTTTAAGAAGTCCGCTATTGCAGTCTTTAATGTAGTAAACGTATTTATAGCCATAGTTTCATTATATCCCTATTACTTGAACTTTTGGTACTTATTTTTGTATGCTGATTTCATACCTTTCTTGATAATAGAATCACTGAAATGCTTTAAAGATTTTTTACCACCTTCATGCTTAGTGATAGCTTTAATCATCTTGTACATGTTCTTATCTGATAGTTTATCAGTAGCGCCTATACCAACATCTCTAGCAACATCCTTAATGTAAGACTTAGTGTCGTTCTCTTTGCCGTTTGGAGCGTACTTATTAAGAATCTTAGTGATTGTGTCAAGTCCACGCTTACGCTTGTTAGTTAGGTCTCTAGTCAATGCTCTGATGCCGTTCTCAGGCTTATCAAACACTACGAACTCACCCTCTGCTACAGTACCACCTGATTCAGTGCCTGTCATGCCGTTCCACTTAATGCCGAAGTCTTTAATGTTGCCAGGATTGTTGCTACGAACATTTCGTACAACTTTAGGTTTTTTAACACCGTCAAGTACACCGTTCATAGGCTTTTCTACTTTCTTCTTAACACTTAATAGACCTTCACCTTCTTCTGCTTGAGATTGCTCAATAGCCAATAATCCACCACTTACGCCCACAGTTTTCTTAGCTACTGATGTTGAGCCATACATTGACTGACCACCTTTAATGCTTGTTTTTAACTCAGGAGTAATGTCTATGTAGTTTACTTCTGCTTTCTTGTAGCCACTATCTGACTCTTCAACACCTATATTAGTCTTGCCTGTTTGTGAGCCATGTTTCTTAGCTAGTTTATTAGCAATGCCAGGAATCTTCTTATCATAAGTGTTTTCATATAACTCTCTGTATCTTTCAGAGTATAAGTCAACCTGTTGTTGTGAATTAGTCCATGCAACTCTATCGTAACCTTCATCTGATGCTATCTTCATAGCACGTTTAAACGCCATCTCTTGCCACTTGTCATTTTTCAGAGGAGCGTTAGGCACTCCACCCTGTAGTTTGTTGCTTTCTGTTCTAAGTGCTGTGCCTCTGTTTACGTATTCTTTGACCTCACCCATAAGTGTGTCAAACACCTTGAAATCATTAACAGGTAGCGACATAGCCAACTCAGTCCATCGAACAACAGGATTATCGTCTCTAGTCTTTATAGAGCCAATAAGCTCATCGTTCTTAAATATACTAGCATCATCCGAACCTTCTCTAAAGTTAAGTCCAACCTCTTTAGCCTTCTTCTCATAGACTATATATTCATCATCGTGTAGCTTAATCTTCTCTGCAACAGCTTGTTGCTCAAGTTTAGTTTCCTTGGTGTCATAACCATCCTTACGACCTTTTTGATGCCAATCTGACTGTAACTCTTCAATAAACAGAACCTTGTTACCATCTACATCTGTTTTATCAGATACACGTAAATGACCTACTACGTTATCCTCTTCAAAATGACCGCCTCTGTAATCATCACCACCTAAAGGTTTAGATGTAATAGGAATCTCTCTGTATGTTCCAACATCTAGTCCTGGTTGGGTGTAATCAGAATACTTTGTGGTTGATGAAGCACTATAGCCAATATCATTATCATAGGCATACTCCCTTATCTGAATGTTAGCTTCGTTAATACTGTAAACACCACCACCATTAATATGTTGACCATCAGGTCCTGTAATCATTATGCCTACATCTTCATTACCTACTGCGGTAAAGTCCTTTCCATCAATGCCTACGTTCCACTCGTAATAAGGGTTTTCTAGGTACTCCTCGTTTTTCATTTCGTAAACAGCATCTCTAAAATCATTATCTAAGTTGTTTGGTATTAAATCAACATCTTTCTCTTTTATAGCATTATCAATTGGTTTATACCAACTAGGAATATTCTCATCAACAATATTTCCATCCACATCAAATACACCTGCTTTTACAGGATATCTTTCTGTGTTTAACTTATTCATATTTAAAATAATAGATTTCTGATTTTCGTGATACACATCACCTTGTGGAATTTTATAATCAAAAAACTCATCAACCTCATATTCTAGGTTTTCGCTTTCCATAACTTCAAAATTAGCATTATCGAAGGCATCGTCAGTGTAGTTATCTGAGGGGTCCTCTAATTGAAGTTGCTCAAGTTGTTCTCCCGCCTCATCTGAACTACCAACATGCTGTGTCTCATCTAGATTAGTCTTGTTGCTGTCCATGTGAGCTAGTAAGCCTGTCTTAGTAACACGCTCATCATTTGCTTTAGCAGTCTGTAGATAACCAAGTAATCCTGTATCTTGCATCTCATCTGCGGTTACACCATTCTTCTTCATAAACCTTTGAACGTCATTAGGAAGGTTTGTCTCTTGCTTTAATTTGTTTAATACGTTCTCTGCTTCTGAGTAAAAGCCTAGTTGGTCAACACCTGTGCTTGCGTCAACACCAGGAGCAACCATACTTTTTTCTACAGGCGCTTCTAAGCCAGGGAACTTATCCATAAACCTAGACATTGCTTGTGGGTCAGTTAATGCACTCTTAGTTGCTTTAGCCAAACTATACAAAGCAGGAACAGACATACCAAGTGTTAATTCCTCGCCCATATTCTTTAATCGAGCAACGAATCTTTCCTCAGCACTAGCATCATCGCCAACCTTAGAACCCATTAGTTCAGTAACAGCATTCTTGTATTCTGTAGTGTTGATTAAGTCAGAGATATTACCTTCAGTTACATCAAGTGTTCCACCAGGCATACTGACTGCAATAGACTCTTTTAAGAACCTAGTGAACTTACTAGCACTATTAGCATTACCCATTACCTTAGCAAGACCTGCGTAACCACCAACTAACTGAGAACCAAACTTGGTTAGGTTGTAAGCTGTGCTGTCTTCAAATTCTTTCTGTTGCTCTTCTGAATATCCGCCACCGATAATCTGTGCGTCTTTCGGGTCAATCACATTGTCATAACCTAACTTATTAGAGCCATAGTTAAGGGCATCAACACCTAGGTCGATAGTTCCTTGTGGTAAATCGTGTAGTAATCCTTGTGTAGCGCCTCTAGTAAGATTCAAGAACAAGTCTTTAGCCTCTTGATTTCTAGGATGGCTCTCGTTCATTAGAATAGCGGGTGTAGTGTTACCAAGCATAGGTAACACCTTATCTACTATATCTTCACCAACACCCATAATCTTAGCAATAGTTTGCTTAGTGTTGAATGTACTCTCAGCACCTTCATTCCAAAAGTCAGTAGCAGTTGGGTCAGGTTTGAATGTAGGCTCTTGAGGAATCACATTAGGTGTAGTTCCGTTTAGAGCGTACATTTGCTCCATAGAGTTGTCTGCTCTCTCACCTACTGAGTCTTGCATCATTAGTCCGTCTAATGTGTCTTGGCGTTGCTGATTCAAGTCATAGTCTGATTGACCAAAGCTATCTGCTGATACTTGCTCACCAAAGTCATTAGTATTGTCGTTCATCAGTTTGTTTACTGACTCATTAACATTGTTTATCTGAGAGCGATTCTCTGCTAATACATCACTCATACCTAAACTACCCATAGCCTTTTCAAACTGTAGGTCGGTCAATGCTTTGCCTTCTTTCTTAAACATTGCTAACATTTCCATCGCTTGAGATGGGTCTGCGTTAGGTGTTAAGTCTTGGAATGTGCCTGAATCTCTTTGTGCAAGTCTCTCGCCACCTTTGTATCCACTCATAACATTACGAGCATCAGTGTAGTCTGTCTGTTCAGGAGACCATGGTGAAATAGTTGATTGTTGGTTCTGAGCCATTGACTCTTGACTGCCTGGCATGAATGATGATTGTGGTACAGGTTGCATCATTTGTGGTGAAGGCTGTACAACTTGTTGTCTTCCTAAGTCAATAGACTCTGTTGGCATCTCAGGTTGTAACAATCCTTGAGCATTGTCAGGGATATTAAATGAATTTGCTTTAGTGTGTCCTTGATGTAGAGGCATTCTTACGTCTACTTGATAGGCATTACCCATATCATCGAATCTTGTCTCCATCAACTTGTCATCAGGTGCGCCTACAAAGCCACCACCTGTTAAATTAACACCCTCTTGACTTAGTAAAGCATCGAATAAACCCATGAATAAGACCTAAATATGACAAATATAGGCGCTATCTTACCATATCACACAATGCCCTTTACGTTTCTTTTAATTGACTTACCCCATGACTCTGCCATAGGTCTGTAGCCGATTGCTAGGTATCTGAAAGCGTCTGCTGCATGTGATGACCAATCATGTCTCGGTCTTGAGCGCCAAGTCTTACCGTTCTCATCATAATCTCTTGAATAGTTAATCAGACAGTCAACACCCTTCTCACACTTAACCTCATCGAACCAACATTTGTCTAGCATTGAACGCACTGCCTGAATACCATCATCAACCATAAGCATAGGAGCAATCTCTACGTTCCTAATGCCTAGGTTATCTAATACCTCTAGCCTTGACTTACCTGAGCCTAGTTCTCTCACTCTAACGTCATGTGGCAAGATGTGCTGTTCATAGATATAGCCTTTCTCTTGTAGTATGCGAGCGTAGTGGTCTAATCCTACACCTGATGCTTCGTAATAATCAATGATGTGTATCTCTGCGCCTATGTATTGAGCAAACCATATAGCAGTTGAATCACCTACACCTAAATCCCATGCTGTAATGACAGGCTTATCTCTACTGTATCTAACCTTACCGATTCTGTCTTCATCTCTAGCCCTACGCATCTCTGTCGTATAGTAAGAGCCTTCACTAAATATTAAGAACCCACCTTCCCAAATATGGTCATACATATCAGGACGCTTCTTCTTGTCTTCTAGTCTTTGCTCTTCCAACACACTAGGAAACCAAGGATTGTCTGAGTAGTTTATTTCACATATATGCGCATTATCAGGAGTATTTACTCTAAAGCGTTCATGGGTTGCGCTGTACTTGGATTCAGGGTTGTAACTAATCCACACTTCTGAGCCTTCTTCACGCACAGTTGGGATAAG